CCCCGCTTTGAGTGGAGCTGAACTCCGGGTCTTTACCAACATTGCCGAGCAAGATGGCGCGATTGATGCTCATAAGAGGCTTCCTTCATCCTTGATACGGAAAAAGCCGAGTGCGCCTCGGCAGGGGCGGAACGGTACCGGCGCGGCATCTTGTAGAACGAAGCCATAAGGACCGAAGAACCATTCGTTTTCCATGGTGGTGACACAGCCGGCGATGGTGGCTTCACCCACGATGCCACCACGCTCGAAGGCTTCCGGAATTGGGATATTCGGGAAAGTTTCTCGAACCCATTCATAGCCTTCGCGGTCGAATTTCTTCCCGGCATGGACAGAAAATTTTCCTCGGCGGCCTGTCCACCAAGTTCGGTTCTCAACTGGCTTCCAGCCATTAACTATGAGCCACGCCCACGGCTGGCGGATCGAGAGGGCTATGGTGGCATAGCCTAATTCAATGCCTGTCTTGTCACCCATGACTCACTCCCTCAAACATATCGGGAAGATTGCGGACGGCGGAAGTCTTCGGGCGAGCTTTGATCTCGGCTCGGAGCAGATCACTTGTGGCTTTCTTAGCGGCTTGGTTGGCCCTGTAGGCTCCCCGGTGCCGCCGTTGCGCCTTCTCGGCTTCGGCGAGGCGTTTTGCGCGCCTCGTCTGCAATTCGATAAGGACGGAAGTTTTCATCGCTAAACCCTCATCGGCATCAGAACGAAAAGCGTGTCCGCGCCTCCGCTGGATCGGAAGATTGTGGGGGAGCCGGAATCGGCCAGATCGATAAGTGCCTTCTCGCCGTCGATCTTGCCGAGAATGCCGGTCAGATAGTTATTGTTGAAGCCTATTTCGATTCGGTCGGCGTCAAATTCCACCTCAGTTTCCTCTGTTGCATAGCCCGTATCCGGGTGCGACATGCTGAGGGTTGCCAAGCCATCGGCAAGTGTCACCTTCACCCCCCGGCTTCGCTCCACTCCTACCGTTGCGACACGTTCGATCGCCGCTGCAAAGCTTTCTCTATCAACGGTCAGGAGCTTGTCATTGTGTAGGGGAATCACGCGCTGATAGTCAGGGAAGGTGCCGTCGATCATCTTGGAAGTGAGCACTACCGTGCCGAAGGTCAGTCGTATCTTCTGGCTAGAGAGTTCGACATGGATGTCACCTTCGCCGTCATCAAGCAATTTGCCGATCTCTGCCACTGTCTTGCGGGGAATGATGACGCCGGGCATATCCTCCGCGCCCTCCGGGAGCGGCGCGTCGAACTGCGCGAGGCGATGGCCGTCCGTGGCGACGCCGCGCAGGCAAAGGGCAGCATCGCCATTCTCGCGGGTAACGGTCGCCGCATGAAGGTAGATGCCGTTGAGGTAATAGCGTGTCTCCTCGGTGGAGATAGCGAATTCCACCTTGTCGAGCATCCGCTTCAGGTGCGCGCGCGGCACGTCGAAGGAGTGGGAAAAATCACCTGCCGCAAGGTCGGGAAATTCATCAATCGGCAGGGTTTGCAGCGTGAAGCGGGAGCGCCCGCTCTGGAGCGTCATACGGCCTTCGTCGGCAAGTGCCAGCGTGATCCGGGAACCAGCCGGAAGCTTCTTTACAATATCGGAAAACAGATGAGCCAGTACGGTGGTCGAACCGTGCTGCTCCACGTCAGCCGGAAGGGTATCAGTGGCTTCAATGTCGAGATCGGTAGCTTTGAAGCGCAATCCGTTTTCGTCGGCGAAGAGCGCGACATGAGCGAGAATCGGAATGGTGGTGCGGCGCTCGACCACACGGGACATGCGGGTCAGGGCCTTGGCGAGCGCGTCGCGGTCGAGGGTAAGTTTCATCGGTCAATCTCAGTAATGTGAAAAGGGTGCGGGTCTCTCCCCGCCGTCACGCCTTGCCGGGCGGCGTTCCCCTCCGGGTATCCCGTTATTCGGGTGCGCCCTCGAACACCGGCAGGCCGGTTTGCTTGCCAGCTTCGGCAAGATCATTCTGGATGCGCTCGCGCAGGGCGGCTTCCCAACGGTAGAGACTGTAGAGCCACTTGATGGTGCCACCTACGATCCGGTAACGGAGCCGTGCCGGGATGCGTACAGCCTCGCCGTCGATCCACGCCGGAACCGAGATCATGAATACGCCGGGAATCTCGATCTTTTCGCCCGCGCCGTTGAGGTGTTCCTCGGTAAACTCCACCGTGCGCTCGCCAGATGAGAGGCGCTCGCCGCGTTTCACCTTCGCACCGACGAAAACTTCCAGATGACGGGAAAGGTCGATGAGTTCGTTCGGAGTGGCGAACCGTTCCTTGAACAGGCGCTCATAATCCGAGCGTTCCGCATCGAAGGGAGCGGAGAGTTCAGCGGCATGATCTTCAAGGAACGCGGCAAAATCGCCCTGCTCCATCGGGATGTTGTTCCCTTCGATCCACGCGGTAAGTTCGTCGGTTACGGGGAACTGATAAAGCGCGCGATGATCGCGATGGCGTGGTGTATGGTCGATGCCGTGATAGTTAAATACGGCGGTCAGTGCGGGCTCGGGCCACGAAGTCTTCCCGAAGATGACCGAGTCATCATCCTTGTGCCGGTTGGCGAGGTCGATGAACGATTTCAGCGTGGTAGCGGTGGCCGCCCCGGCGCGGCGCTTCGGGCTTTGACGATAGGTTTCGATCTTGTCGCCGATTGCCGTCACCTGTCCGGTTTCCTGATTGAACAGGAGCGGCACTTCTTCCGGTAAACCGTCGCCGAGGCCGGTGGTGGGAACGCTAACCAGACGCGACGTGCGCGCCTTGTTGGCAAGATTGATGATGGCGTCAATGCCGCCACCGTGATCAGGAATGAGGTTATCGCCGCCGGATGCGAACAACTCAGTTTCGAGTGCGGCAGTTTCAATGTGTTCTTCGGTCTTGGACATGAAAGTCTCCGTTCAGTCTGGTGGGGTAGTGCGCGAAATCAGGCGGAGCGGGTTGCCCGCTCTTCGTCTCGGTCTGCGGCGTCGCGTGGGCCGCCGAAAATATCCATCTGGCTCGGATGCTGGACGGAAAGTCCGCCCTCGTAGGCCCAGAACGGAGTGCTTGAGAAAGCTTTCTCTTCCGGCAGTTTGGATTTTACGGAAGGTTTGATATCGAGGCGGCCACCTTCGTAATTGATGGTCACTTCGAGAGTGATCTTGGCAGTGCCCTTTTCACTCGGCAGCGCTTCCAGTGTTTCAAGGGCGCTATTGAGATGCTCATTGCATTTTTCGGAAAACCTGCCGCGATTGAGCAGGCCGAGCATTTCGGCGAAGTTTCGGATGGTACGAGACATGGGCGCTCCTTTCAGGCGTAGAGGCGAGGGCAAAGGTCGGCGAGGCGTGAGCGGAACTCGTCCGCTGCCTGCGGCCACGGCCAGATGGTGAATTTCTTGGAAAGGCGGATAAGCGGGGCCGCTTCGATCTCTTCCGACCATGGCCTCGGTGTGGAGCTGAGCAGGAACCGGCGCTCGGTGGCGAGCATCCGCAAGTCATATTCCTTTACGAGCCTGTGGAGGTCGGGTGGCAAGGGCCATTGCATCCCAACAGTTTCGTGAATAAGGCAGTCAAAGCGGCTTTCGATTTCCCGGTCCGTTTCATCCACTATTACCGCAGCGCCAATGAGGTGCGGGCGGGATAGTCGTTCAGCTTTAATTCTGCGCGCTATTTTCAATGGCGTGGCGGTATCGCCGACATAAGTCTCTTTGGCGTCATGTACGAGAAACGCCAGCGCGGCCTCAGGGCGGCGGGTTTCACGCCAGATGGCATCCGCGCCAAGCACCGAATGTTGCGCCACCGAATATGGTCCGCTGCGCACATGCCCGGTGAACCGGGCGATGCGGGCCAGCGCTTCGGGAATATCGATGTGAAAGTCGATATCCTCGATCTGCGGGTCAAGCAGGTCCACCGCGCGACCGGATGCGGTTTGAATCCACGTCATTGGCTGGCCTCTTGCATGTACGCTGCGAGGTGGCGATAATCGCTCTGAAACACGGGGAGTTTCAGGCGATGGCACCATTCGAGATAGGTGAGAAAGATTACGGCGGCATGTCCGCTCGGCTTGCGGCGCAGCTTCTTGGCGAGGCGTTCATGGATATGGCGCTGGCGCTGGAGAAAGCGGCTCCGGGCAAAGGGGCGTCTTTTATCGCCAGCCTTGAACATGAAGGCGTTCGACGGCTTAAGGAATACATCGCCATGTTCGATAGTCCTGCTTCCGCAACTATGGTCGCAAAGGATGCCGCAGCTTTTGTTCGCGAGATCACGCAGGAAGCAAAGAATAGGATCAGTGCAGCCAGCCGAGGGGATTGAAGATAACCCTGTCATTGGCGGGTGCTCCCAGCGTCGAAGATGTTGTCGAAGATCGGGGCGAAGCCATAGCCGGGGATGAGTGCGGCCAAGAGTGATTCAGCGCGGGCGCGGATATCCGGCGGGCACCATGGAACGCGGATAATTGCGTTCATCATCTCGATCAGGGCGTAACGTTGGGATTCCGCCATCTCACGCTCCCAAGGCCACAGCCCACACCATGACGGTGAGGATGAAGAGGGTGAGCACGGCAAGTTCCGCCACGTCGCGGAGGATGGATCGAATGACCGCCATCACGCAGCCCTCTCCACTTGGTTGAGGGTGCGGGCAGCAAGCGCGCGGGCGGCAACGTTGTGAGCTTTTATCTCCGCCGGGCTCCAGCCGCGCTGGATGAGATGCCCTTCCAGAACCTGCGCATCAGCGCCCAATTCTTCGGCGATATCGACGATATCCTGCGCCATCTGGCGGGCGAGGGATTTGGAGTAACCGGGTACGCGCATGGCGTCCTCCATCTGTTGATGATGGAGGGAGGATATGCATCAACATAAATCATGTCAACATAAATCATGTTGACATGATTTATGTGATAATCTTTGTCATCATCGGTCCAGAGCGGAGGACGCGATGTCATTGAAATATCAAGTTAAAGGCAGTGCTGCACAGCCATATCAGATCACGGTTCAAGGTACGGGTGCTGGCCTTCGGGTATTTTGTACCTGCCCGGCGATGCGCAAAGGTGGCATGTTTTGTAAACACGTCGCGGCATTGCTCGTAGGAGATGTTACTAATCTTGTTCACCCATCGGATGATGTTGAAGAGCTAAAGCGTCGAGCCATCGGGTCCAATCTGGTTAACAAAGCGCTCAAGCATGTCCCCTATGTCGAACAGCTTAATCCCCTACCCATCGCTCCCGGTATTGAAACAGTGGCGGATATGACTAAGCATGTTGCGCCATTATTGGATCAAGCGAATCTGCATAAAGAGTGCTGCACCGGCGAAGATGGTTCGGAAATTCTAGAAATTTACGAGAAATTTAAGAATGGCAAGCCGCGTAAAACACCGGCGTTGACCCTTTCATTTGAGCCAACCACTTACGACCTTATGGGGACTGAGAGTGGTGAAATCATCAAGGTAAATCATCGCCCGCGAGTGCGCCCTTGGGGTGTGCGCAGCAAGGAAAAGGCCAATGCTTGGAGTTCTCTTGAACGTGCTAGCCGCCCCTTCATGGAAGCATTGCAGCGGCTTATTTCTTCTCGATAAAGAGCCAACTTGCTTGCTGAAGTCAGTGGGGTCGGTTAGGCAGTTCGCGCCTTAAAAACATCTAGCGCTTTTTTCCGCGCATGTCGATTGTTAGCCCGCCAGTCTGTGGCGCGAATGACAGCGTTGACTTGACCGACCCACGACAAATGTACCCCACGGAGGGTTGGGGCATTATAGCTTTCAAGGTCAAAAGTACCAGATATTGAACCCTTCAGGACACGCTTGAGGAAACGGCGACCATCGCTGGTCCTGACCGCAGCTTCCCATCCGATAACCTCTTCTGGAGATATGGAAAATCTCCAGCAGACTACAACATCACCTGCATCGTAACGGGGCCACATGGAATCGCCCTGTACTTCAAAGGCGATAGCATCCTCTGAAATGGGAAACGGGGCCTCAATCTCAAAAAGCCCTTCCGGCGGCACTTGCTCAAACTCCGGCATAATCTCGGCTCCCGCGCCGATAAAGCCCATAACCGGTATAACGTTCTTCTGCTCTTGCGGTCCTTCGCCGGTTAGTAACCATCCGGCTGATACCTTAAAGGCTTTGGCATATTTCTTGGCAGTCTTTTCGTCGAACCTGTTTTGTCCGTTTTCATGAGCGGCATAAGTAGATGGTTGCCAATGGTACTTGATCGCGGCTGAACGTGCAGACGGGAATTTAGCCCGTTCCCTTGCTTGCCTTAATCTGTCATGCATTTCATTCATACCGCACCTATCACATATTATGTTAACATAAATCACGTTGACATCATCAACATGATGCGTGTAGATTGCCGCTATAATTACTGTGGCAGAACTCATCATGAGCAACGTGATTCCCTTCCAGCGCCGCAAGACTGCGGCACCGTTCCGGCGGATGCTCCCGGTTAAGAGTCTCTCGGCTCCCTACTTCTATTATGAGCCACAGTTCTGCTTACCCACGTCCAGCGGGGTCGGCATGGCGGTTGATGTGGGCGAGCAGGTGCCGTCCGAGCGACTGGAAATTCGCTATGGCAACCTGCGCACTTTTCTTCGCGTTGCCTTCGGCCCGCTCGTGCAGACGTTCAAGGTTATTCTCAGTGTCGGCCATCACCTGCACCGTAAACTGAGTGGGGTTGCTGATGTGGGCTGCCGTGTGGGCGAGCAACGTAGTGGTGAGAGCCTCCAGCATGGCAAGTCTGCCGCGCATCTCGATTTCAAAATCGTTCATCTTAAATCCTTTCAGGGGAACAAAGACCCGGAGGAAAAAGCGTGAGCAACGTCATTGCTTTTCCCTATCACAGGCGGTTCATTCTTATGAGTGGGCCGGACCTTTCGGCGTTGCCCGGCGCAAGGCTTCTTCGTGCAGGGCATGTTCAAGGCTCTCGCCGATACCCCGTATCGTCTCCACCGCCGCCTGCATCGCCGCTTGATCATTCTCAGGGTCTCCCGCCATCGCTGCCGCCTTTTCCTCCAACGGGCGAAGATAGGTTGCAAGAGCCGTTGGCGGGTGCTCCTGATCAAGCGCCCATCGCCAGACCAGATGAGAAATCATTGTTTCCATGGCAAACAGGCGGCCTTGCAGTTCCATCCACTGGTTCTGCCCGTTCTTGGATTCTTCGCTCATTGCAGTTCCTTTCGTCAGCCTTCCAGATGGGATGGCTCTGTGATGGTCGTTCGTCAATGTCGCCAGATCGGCAAGAGCCTGCTTCAGGCCAGCCTTCGCGGCGGCAATCCTTCTTTCTTTCGCGTTCATGGTGGTTCGTCTCTCGTTGATCTGATCCGCACTCTGACCCCTAAAAATCATTCCCGATAGGGGAAAACGACATGCGTTTTCCCCTTGACGGCGGAGCTTTACCCACATGTACCCCATATCAGATGAGTGGTTCCACCGCGTCAAGGCTGCCACGCGAGACCTTATCAAAGTCTGTGGCGGCGTTGTCCGCGCAGGCGAGATAGCCCGCGCCTCCAAAAGCGAGGTGAGCCGGTGGCAATCGGTGGGCGATGAGGGAATCATCCCTATCACCGCGATGCTCGCACTCGAACGCGATTGCGGCGAACCATTCATTACCCGGGTTCTTGCGGACCTGAACGGACGCCGCATTTCCGGGCCGGACGAAGCTCCGGAAACCTCCTTTTCCGTCATGGGCGACCACGCCGAAGTGGTGCGTGCCGCCGCCACAGTGATGGCAGCGGGCGCGACGGCGCTTGCGGACGGCAAGGTGACGCCAGCGGAGGCGGAAATGTTCGACCGCTCGGCGTCGGAACTGGAGCGCGCCGTCGCTCCCCTGCGGCGGACGCTGGCCGCTCTTAAAGCCACTCCCAATCTGGCAGTGATCAAATGAAATATACAATCGTAAAGCCGAATTACCGGCGGCGGCACACCATATGCCGCAACATGCATAAGGCTGGTAAGCCGGTCTGGTTTATTGCTTTTATTCTCCGCATTCCTAACGCCCGCGTCCGCGAAATTATCGCCGGTTCAACCGTATGGGGTGCCGCCTCGAAGCTGCTTCGGCAGGCTGTGGCGGCTGAGGAAAGGCGGGCGGCATGAGCAAGCTCATGGTGCCCCGTTCAGATTACCGCGTGATTTACGCCGATCCGGCATGGCTGTTTCAGCCGTGGTCACACAGGGGCGAAGATCGCGGCGCGGTACAGCACTACGATTGCATGACGCTGGACGATATGTGCGCCATGTCGGTTGCAGAGATCACCGCCAAGGATGCGGCGCTGTTCATGTGGGTTGTGCAGCCGATGCTGCCCGAGGCTTTGCGCCTGATCGATGCCTGGGGCTTCAAGTTCAAGACGATCGCCTATTGTTGGGTGAAGATCAAAGGCGGGCAAGATCGGCTGTTCTATGCTGGTGAAGATGTCCGCAAAGGGCTTGGCTATCACACGCGCGCCGGTATGGAACTCTGCTGGCTGGCGACACGCGGCAAAGGTTATGAGCGCTTGAGCCAAGGTGAAGCGCAGGTAGTGTTTTCGCCGTTGCGCGAACATTCCCGCAAGCCGGATGAAATCGCTGAATCCATCGTGAACCTGACCGGCGACGTGCCAAAGCTGGAAATGTTCGCCCGCACCCAACGCCCGGGTTGGGACGTGTGGGGAAATCAGATCAATAAATTTGAGAGTGCAGCATGAACGCAAGCAATCCATTTTTGAAGGCGGCCCTTTCCTATGCCGCAAGGGGCGTTTCAGTTTTCCCGTGCTCGCCGGTTAACAAGCGGCCTTTGACGCCTGCAGAATCCGCGCCCGGCGCGAAGGATGGCGGGCTATACCTTGCCACAACCGATGAAGCGCAGATCCGGGAATGGTGGCAGCGCTTTCCAAAAGCACTGATCGGTGCGCGCACCGGCCCTTCTTCCGGCACCTTCGTGGTTGATCTCGATCCGCGTGAGCATGACGTTGGTGCAATGCATGAAGCGCTCGCCGAATGGTGCGGCGGCTTTGACGGTGCGCTGGACATGGAAACCGGAGAGGTCGGCATCCCGCCGATCGTGCGGACACAATCCGGCGGATACCACCTGTGGTATGCTTATCCGGCGCTTCCCGAAGGCGAGAAGCTCGGCAACCGGGCGAATCTGTTTTCCAAGGTTGAGGAAGTGCCGGAAGAGATTGTCCGGCATGTCGATGTGCGTGGCGAAGGCGGATACGTCATTCTGCCGCCGTCGAAGATGGAGAATGGCAACACTTATGAATGGGCGCGGAAAGGCACGGGCTTCCCGCAGGCTCCGGCCCGATTGCTCGATCTCATCCTGCGGCGGGAGCCGTTTCACGCTGCGCCCTCTACCAGCGTGGCCGCGATGCCTTCCACGGAAGACGCGGTAGAGGAGGCGCGGCGGAAATATGCACTCTCAGCTCTTGAGCGGGAAACGCGCGATGTTGCGGGCTGTGCCGAAGGTGGCCGTAATGACAAGCTGAACCGGGCGGCGTTTGCGCTCGGCACTCTGGTGGGTGCCGGGGTGCTCTCCGAGAGCATGGCACAGAGCGGCCTTGAAGATGCGGCAGTACGCTGTGGCTTGGTACGGGCGGACGGGCTGAAATCCGTACAGGATACGATTCGCTCCGGCCTTGAGAGCGGCAAACGCCAGCCGCGCGACCTTTCTGCAATCGAGCAGGAGGCACGGGAGCGGGCCGAACGGCGTGGTTCGTATCGTGGTGCGGCAAGGGTACAGGCTCCGAAACCCGAAACCCGACAGGGAACAGGGAATGCCAAGTCGCAACCCTCTGCCGGTAGTGCGGATGACGAATTGGGCGATGACGGCGAGCGTCCCTCTTCGTTGGGGGTTGATGACGCTGATATGGCGATCGTCGAAGCTTGCGCAGTACTTGACCATTCGGACACGGATAATGCAGAGCGCCTGCTCCGGCATTTTGGCGATGATCTGGCCGTGCTGGCGCAGGATGGCGTCCCGGGTGGCGACTGGCTGGCATGGACGGGAACTCATTGGGATCATGCCGCCGGAGCGAGTCGTGTTCGACTGATCGCACAAAAGCTTGGTGGCCGGATCGGACTGGAAACGGCCTTTCTCGATTACACACCGGAAGAGCGCGCGGCGCTCGATCGTGCGAAAGGGCTTGGTCCTTACGACGATATCGCCGGTGCGCCGAAACCCGAACAGGCGCGGCTCAAAGCGGCGCAGGCAGCCCGCACAGCACTGGAAAAGCGCAGGCGTGCGCGGCGCGCCCATGCAGTCACCAGCAAAAACCATAGCCGGATGGAGAAGGCGCTCGAATGTGCGGCTCCCCGAATGCGCCGATCTCCGGATGCATTCAATGTCGATCGGCTGAAGATAGCCACGCAAACGCATACGCTCTCGTTTGTCCGTAAGCGTGACCTTGATTGCCCTGATCCAGATGTGGATCGTTACAACGCCGAATTGGAGGCTTTAGCTATGCATAATCGTGAAGACTGGATTACCGCCGTACTGCCGGTGGCATGGAAGGGCAAGGATGCCAAGGCCGATCGCTGGCGTAAATTTCTTGCCGAGATGCTGCCGGATGAAGCCAAGCGGCGCACGGTGCAGCAATATTCCGGCCTCGGGCTGCTTGGCATTCCGGTACAGTTTCTCATGTTCCATTACGGGCTTGGGGCCAATGGTAAATCGGTGTTTCTCGAAACGTTGACACGCATTCTCGGCCCCGGGCTTGCTGTTGGTCTGCCGCGAGAATCCATTGTCGGCGCTTCCGAGCGTTCGGCGGGTTCGGCCTCGCCTGATCTTGTGCGCCTCTATGGCAAACGCATGGTTCGTATTCTTGAGGTGAAAGCGGACGTGCCGTTGCAGGAAGACCTTATCAAGAAACTGACTGGCGGAGAGTCATTTCCTGTCCGTACCCTGTTCAAGGGCTTCTTCGAGTTCCAGAACTTCGCCACGGCCCATATGAGCGGTAACGGCTTCCCGACCATCGATGGTACCGATAACGGTATCTGGCGGCGCATGCTCGTGGTGCATTGGGATCAGACTATTCCCACCGAAAAACGTCGCGATTTCGAGGAAGTGGTGGCGGAATTCGTCAATGAGGAAGGCCCGGGCATTCTGGCGTGGCTGGTCGAAGGTGTGCTCGATTACCTCCAGCATGGCTTGGTGATTGCGCCATCGGTGCAGAAGTCCACGGACGGCTACCGAGAGGAAATGGACCCGATCGGTGAGTTTGTGACCGCCTGTGTCACCGAGAAGCAGGGCACCCGAACGCAGGCGCTGACGATATATGAGGCGTATGTCTCTTGGTCGATGGCGAACGCAAAGCGGGCGCGCAGCAACACCAAGTTTGGCCGTACACTCGCACAGCGCTTCAACAAGAGCGAAATCTGCGGGCGGCTCTATTACCTCGACTGCGAACTCCATGACGTACCGGCACGGCCAGATGACGCACGAAGCCCGTAACCCGTGTTTGAGACGGATTTCTTACCACAGGTGCCGCCAGTTTTGGCGGGAGTAGCGGCGGTCTATCGGTGGTGGGCGAGGGTTCGGGAGGGGGTGAAAGCTATGTGTATTAAAGGTTTCATATCGTGTGGCGGTAGTGGCGGGAGTATTCCACCATATAATATATATAAAAATGATATTGAATTGCAGCTTTTCTTCTATGTCATGTCACCAACTGCCGCCACTACCGCCAACCATCAATAACCCACTGAACCCAAAGGGAAATATTCATTCGATAGTTTGTTTCAAACTATCTTCAACTATCGCCAAGTATCTACTTGAAGAGGTGTTTTGAAAATGACCGTGAAGCAAGCCATTGATATTGAAGCGCTTTTGTCTTGGGCTTATCGGGAGCAGTGCGTTGACCGCATGTGCGCCGGTTTTTCGCCGAAGGGGCCGAGCGCGAGCCCGGCGAACAATCTGGCGAATTATCTGACGTTAGGGACGCGGGTTGATAGCTCGAACTTTGCTTCCCGCATTATCGGCTCCGGCAACGTGGCGGACGATGCCCTTGCCGTGCATGCTGCCGTGCTGGCGCTGGATGACGTTTTCATCGAATGGGAAACCGATAGCCGTTTGAAGCTATGGACGCATGAAACGGCTGTGGATGAGGGCTTTTCGATCTACGAGCGCAACGGCGGCAGCGGGCGTACCTATTGGAAACATAACCGCGAGATGAAAGCTGAATGCCGATTGGACTTCATTGGCGCGTCCATACTGATGATCACCCATGCGAAGGCTGGTGACCGCCCGGAATGGCATGAAGGATGGAGGCCGGTAAAGGGGCGTAAGCCGCTCCGGCGCGGCAAGATGAAAGACCGTTGGGGCCGGACGCTGAAAAGCCGGATGGTGGATGACTATAGTGTTTCGCGTGATCGTGGCATTTACCGCGTGTGGTGGTGGGCGCTGGAACTGCTCGCCGCGCAGCTTTCGGATGATCTTGAACGGTTCAATGTTACCGGCCCGGTGACGGTTGCCGAACCATGGATGAGCGATTCCCCTGTCAAAACGTCCAAAATTTTGCAAAATAGATTTGGAAATAACTCATTGAATTTGCTTACAAAAAATATCACTTGACTCGCTGCGCCACTTGCAGCATATTCGCCCACGGTAAATTAGCTTTCCAGATAGCCCCCGGCGCACCCGTTGCGACCGGGGGTTTTTCGTACGCGGAGGCGGTCATGTGACCGGATGATGATGGCGGGCGTGTCGGTAAAAACCAGCGGCACAGTCGCCGATATCCTCGCACCCGTCGAGATGCTCGCGGACAACCGGGGCAAGCAGGTTTTGTCCCGCGCCTTGAATCACTCTCTGGCAAAGACGGAAACGGCGGTAAACCGGGCGCTCGTCAAACAAACGGGCTTGAAATACGGCGATGTGAAAAAGGAAATCAGCCGGTTTTCCTCGAATGCCGGAAACCTGCAGGGTGAGATCAAGGGTAAAGGTGGGCATCACAAGCTGAAGGAATTCAAGGCGCGGCAAACCAAGAAAGGTGTCAGCGCTGCCCCGTGGGGTGATCGGATGATCTTCCGGGGAACTTTCATCATCGGCAAATATGGCGGCAATGTTTTCAAACGTATCGGAAAAGCCAGCGAGAACACATTGGACAAGCTGGCTGATTACGGCATCAAGGGAACGGGCCGCTTTCCGGTCAAAGCACTTTATGGCCCTGCCATTCCCAAAGAAATGGTGAAGGACGAGGCGCAAGCCGCCTTCGAGAAAACCATCTCAACAGCGCTCCCGCAAAGGGTAGAGCTCGAACTGGCGCGGATATTCCGACGCTGATCATTTCACGAGGACATCATGAACACAATCGAACATGCCCCGAAACCTCGGGTGGCGCAGTCACGCCTTGACGCCATATCGGCTAAACATCAGATCATGTCGCTGGCTCGCCGGGTGGAAAAGCTCACGGTCTCTCACAAGGATATGGAGCGCTTCTTCATCGACCGTTCTGAAATCGTACACGATCTGAGAAAGATGGCGTCCGCTATCAATTGACACGGATGATCGCCGGTCGGTGCATTCTGATCGCGCCATAGATCGTACCCGCCACATTCACGGGTCCTTTCTCGGCCCCCACCGGGAGCGGGCATGACATGGCTCCGGAATTTCGCTAGCAAAACCAACAAAATTTAGGGTTGACGGTGTTGACGGTCGAAGGGTTGCCGGTTGACGGTGGTGCTCCGTCAGCACCGCCTGACGGCCTATGGATGACGGTTTCCGATATCGCCCGTCGCAAGGGCGTATCCAAACAGGCGATAGCGAAGCGCGTTGATCGCTTCGCTTCGCAAGGTCTTATCGAAACGCGGTCGGGGCCGCGCGGCGCGAAGCTGGTCAATCTTGCTCAGTACGACAAGATTGCGGGCGAGGCTTCGGACGCTATCCGCGAAATGTCCGCAGGACGCGCCCCGACCGCCGCCCCGAGTGATAACAGCTTAGCGACACAGCAGGCTCGCCGCGTGGCTTATCAAGCCGACCTCGCCAAGCTCGACTTGGACGAGCGGCTTGGCAAGCTGCTCCCGGTTGCAGATGTTGAAGCGGCCATGGTTCGCTGCGCCGAGGTAATGGTTCGCACCATCGAACAGTTGCCGGGCCGGGCCGATGATCTGGCGGCGGCAGTTGCCAAGGAGGGCACAACCGGTGCCCGCTCTTTCCTGAAAACGATTGGCTTTGATCTGCGCACCGCACTGGCGCGCGAGATGACCCTTATGACCGCCGACAAAGACGGTGAGACGGAAGGAGAAGAAAAGGACGAGTAGCGATGAAGTTCAAGCATTCCGCGATTGCGGTTATCGGAGCGGCTCTTGCGTCTGTGCTGATCCCGCCTGAACCGATTCCCCCGTCCAAGTGGGCGAAAGAAAATCTCGTTGTCCCGGACGGCCCGAAGGCGGGCGAACGGTGGGACGCGGACCTCACCGCGTACATCGAAGAGCCGCTCGACATGCTCGGGCCGGACAGCGGCGTGAACGAGATCGCGGTTATGAAGTCGGCGCAGACCGGTTTTACCACGATGCTGATTGCGAAAGCCGGGCACGTGATCGACCGCGATCCGTGCAAGATGATGATCGTTCAGCCGACCGATGCAGCGCTTTCCGACTTCGTGCGCGACAAGCTGAACCCGGCGATCGAGCAAACCCCCGCCCTTGCCAAGAAAGTCCGCACACAGACTTCGCGCTCCGGTACCGGCTCGACCACCTATTCCAAGCGCTTCCCGGGCGGCTCGATCACGCTGGCGATTGCCACCTCCGCCGCTGACCTCAGTTCCAAGACCGTCAAGATTCTTCTCCGTGACGAGATCGACCGCTACCCGGATGATCTCGACGGACAAGGCGATCCCATCGAAATATCCGATGGCCGCCTCATGTCGTTTCTCGAAGCTGGGGACTGGAAGAAGGCAGATATTTCGACGCCTACGCTTAAGGGCGCGTCGAAGATCGCCGCTCGGTTCGAGGCTGGCGATCGGCGGTATATGTTCATTAAGTGCCCGGGCTGCGCAGAGCCGGTGCGTTTTGAGCGCGGCCCGAGTTTCAAGTTCGAGCCGGTCTTTCCACACAAGGCGTATTACGTCGCTCCCTGTTGCGGACAGATCATCGAAAACCATCAGAAGCGGCGCTTGGTCCGCGAGGCTGTGGCCCTGAAAAAGCAGGGCGAACCTTATGGCTGGCAGCCAACGGCGACACGGCCCGGCGCGTTCCCGAGCTACCATTTCGATACGTTCTCCTCGCCCTTCGTTCCGTGGGATGAGATCGCCAAGGCAATCGTTTCCGCTGGAGACGATCCGGCAAAGATGAAAACCCTTTGGAACCTTTGGTTCGGGTTGCCCTATGAAATGACGGGCGATGCCCCGGACCATACGCGCCTGATGGAACGGCGCGAGGATCTGAAACGGGGAACGATCCCACCTTGGGGCTTGCTGCTTGTCGGTGGCGCAGACGTGCAGATGCGTGGAATTTACTACGAGATTCTCGCTCTTGCTCCGAACCGCGAAAGTTGGGTGGTGGACGCCGGTTTCCTCGACGGTGATACCTCTCACCCCGAGGGCGGCGCTTTCGCCAAGCTTACTGAAGTTTACGATCGTTCTTACCCGGACGCCTTCGGCGGTCGCCGCCGCGTCGATGCCTTTGGCGTCGACTCCGGCTACCTGACCAACGTTGTCTACACGTGGTGCCGCCACCGTCCCGGCGCGATGGCACTGAAAGGCGCTGATGGTTGGTCGCGTCCAGCTATCGGCACCGCCACGCTGCAAGATGTTAATTTCGGCGGCAAGAAGGTCAAGAAGGGTGTCACGCTCTGGAGCGTCGGCACATGGCCGCTCAAGGCCACCTTCTATTCCGACCTGCGCAAAGAAGGGCGTAAGGCGGGACAGGAAACAGACCCGCCGGGCTATTGCCATTTCGGGACGTGGCAAGACGAAATCTACTTCAAGCAAATCACATCGGAATATCTTGCCGATGAACGGTTCAAGGGCCGTGTCCGCAAGGTTTGGACAGTCCGCATGGGTTTTGAAAACCACCTTTTGGACTGCCGAATCTACAACATGGCCTTGGCCGAATATCTCGGCCTTTCCCGAATGACGCCGGATGATTGGGCGATACTCGCCAAAGAACGCGGCGTTACGGATGAGGTGCGTATGCCTGACCTCCTCGCATCACAGCCGATGCGTCAGGCCGCTGCGCAGCCCGTCCCGTCTGTCCCGCCGGAGCCCGTCGAGGCTCCGGCGCTGGATAGTGAGGAAAGCGAACCAGCCCCAAGCGACAACTGGTTATCCGGCTACGAACTCAACTTCTAAAAGGAAATCACCATGGCAGACGCGGCATTGACGCCCGACGATGTGGCCCGGCTCAAACGCGCGCTCGTCATGGGTGAGATGGAAGTGGAGTACCAGTCCGGTACTGAACGGCGACGGGTCAAATATCGATCCGTTGCCGAGATGAAAGAAGCATTGGCCTTCGCCGAGCAAGAACTTGGCACCCGCCAGCAACCAACATCAACCTATGCGCAATTTGATCGGGCTTGATTTATGGTGGACTTGAACCTGTTGGAAATCTCGATTGCGCGCGTTGCGCCGCAATGGGGTTTGCGGAGGCTCTCCTCCAAGTTCGCCTTGGAGCAGGCCCGCGAAGCCACGCGCGGTTATGATGCCGCCCGGCGCGGTGACCGGCGCACAGCCGGGTGGAAGGCAACCGGTGGTTCGGCCAATGCCGAGATCGGCCCAGCGTTGGAAACCATTCGCCGGTACACCCGCGACATGGTGCGCAACAATGAGTGGATGGCGAACGGCAAGCGCAAGCTGGTCGCTCACATTGTAGGCACCGGCTTTACCCTTCGTCCGGCGGCGGATACCGCCAAGGCCACCAAGAAGAAGGCAGGCGAATGCTGGGCGGAGTTTGTTGAAACCTGCGACCCGGCAGGCATTGCCGATTTTAACGGCAAGCAAGCGCAAGCTATCGGTGAGGTAGTGGAAGGTGGCGCGGCCTTTATGCGCTGGTATCTACGTCCGCCAGACTGGAAAATGCGGGTGCCGCTGCAATGCGAAGTACTGGAGCATGATTATCTCGACAGCCGCAAGAACGAGGCCAATGATCAATGTATCATCATCAACGGCGTGGAATATGATCGTCATGGTCGGCGGCTCGCCTATTGGCTGTTCCCGGTCCATCCCGGCGAGATTGCAACGCACACCAAAGGGCGCTTCCGCTCCGAGCGTGTTCCGGCGACCGAGGTCGATCACATCTTCCGCATTGATCGTCCCGGGCAGGTGACAGGCATCCCTTGGTTTGCCCCCCTTCTGCTTCGCAGTCGGGATGTTGCGGATTATGAAGTCTCAGAGCAAATTCGAAAAAAACTGGAATCCTGCTTCACCGTCTTCGTCACACGCGGCGATACCGGCACCATGAATTTGGTGCAGGCCGGACAGCAGGCAAAAGATGAACAGGGCCGCAAGATCGAGAAGATCGCACCGGGCCTGATTTCCTATCTCAGTCCCGGCGATAGCATCACCACCGCCGCGCCAAATTCCAACGGCGGTTTTGCGGATTATCTCGGTGTGCAGTTGATGGCACTGGCGGCTGGCCTCGGCCTTACCGTCGCGCAGCTCACCGGCAACCTGAAAGACGTGAACTTCACCTCGTTGCGTGAAGGCAAGCTGGATTTCCATCAGGTGCTCGACCAGTGGCAATGGCTGATGGTTGCTCCGCAACTCTGCACCCCGGCATGGCGGCGCGTCATGGCGGTCTCCGCCGGGCGCGGGTTATTGCCGACCGCGCGCGTCAGGCTTGAAGCCTCACCGCCAAAGCGGCCTTGGGTTGATCCGCTGAAAGACATTAAGGCCGAGGAAATGGAAATTGCTCTCGGCTTGGAAACGTGGCGGGACAAGGTTGCCGCCCGTGGCTATGACCCGGATGAGCGCCTTGAAACGGTGAAAGTGCAAATGGCGGAACTGGCAGATGCCGGTATCCATCCCGGCAAGACCGGAAACTCTGGCAGGCCGTTACAGGAATCACAATCCAATGAAACCAAACCAAAATGACGCCGCCGGGCGTGGCGACGGCAATTCCCTGCCGATGCAAACCCGGTCGGTTGAGATCAGGAATTTTGACGAAGAAAGCCGGTCCTTCGACCTCGTGTGGACCACGGGCGCGAAGGTCCGGCGTTATGACTGGTACCGCGATGAGCCTTATGACGAAGAGCTTGTCGTCTCGTCTCAGGCGGTTGATCTGACGCGCCTGAATAGCGGCGCACCCCTTCTCGCCATGCACAATGGCTGGAATTTGGGCAGTCAGCTCGGCGTCGTGGAAAGGGCATGGATCGAGGGCGGCGAAGGTCTCGCCCGGGTCCGCTTCCCGAAAGCCGAAGACGATCCCGATGCTGACAAGGTTTTCCGCAAGATCAAAGACAAGATCATCCGCAACGTGTCGGTTGGGTATCGCATTCGCAAGGTCGAACGCAATCGTGGCAACGACGACATTACTCTCTGGCGCGTCATCGACTGGGAGCCGTTTGAAATCTCGATCGTCAGCGTCCCGGCGGATACCGGAGCCGGTATTCGCTCCGATGCTTCCGAAACCTATCCTGTAACTTTCATCAATCGGGCTGCGCCCGATCTTACCAAGGAGCCTTCGATGCCGAAGGAAGTACAGAATCCGGCCACGGCGCAGCCCGGGGCAACCGATACCCGCACCGCGCCTCCGGTTCAGCCGCCGGTTCCCACGCCGGAAACCCGAGAAGCTTCGCCGACGCCGCCTGCCTCCCCGCAAGAACGGAGCTGGTCTGTTACCGACATCTCCCGTCTTACCGCCCGCGCCGAAGCATTTGGTCTTGATGCTTCCGCCGCTGTCGAGGTGATGGCCTCGGCCCGCAGCCTTGACGAGGCTACCGACACCTTGCAGGAACGCGCAGCATCCCGCCCGGCTCCGCGCCAGACAGCGCAGTCCCGCGTCATCATCGACGAAGGTGACACCAAGCGCCGGGCGATCGAGAACGCGGTTCTTCATCGCGCCAGCCCTTCTGCCGTGCAACTGACCGAACCAGCCCGCGATTATCGTGGCATGTCGCTTCTGGAAATGGGGCGCACCTATGTGGAGGATGTTCACAATATCCGCCTGCGTGGTCTGTCCAAGATGGAACTGGCGACTGTTCTTCTCGGCCTCGACACCCGCGCCGGTATGATGTCCACTTCGGACTTCCCCAAGCTGCTCGGCAATGTCGCCTCGGCTCGCCTGCGTGATACCTACGGCGAAACGGTGCAGACGTGGAAGCCGTTCTGCCGTCAGTCGAACGCGCCGGACTTCAAGGAACGCTCCATCGTCATGATGGCTGGCATGCCGGAATTCAAGAAGGTCCGGGAAGGCGGAGAGTACACTTATGCTACGCTCTCCGAATCGAGTGAGAAATACGCGCTTGCCACCTATGGCCGGATGATCGCCATCACGCGTCAGACGCTTATCAATGATGATCTCGGTGCGTTCGACCGCCTGCCGACTCTGTTCGGTCGCGGTGCGGCCAATCTCGAAAGCGACCTCGTGTGGGGTATCCTGCTCGACAACCCAAAGATGAGCGACGGCAAGGCGCTGTTCCATACCGACCACGGCAACGAACAGGGTGCCGACGACATTACCGAGGCAGCCATTGAGAAAATGGACATTGCCATGGGCGCTCAAACGGGGGCCGATGGCAAGCCGCTCAACATTCGCCCGAAGTTCATTGCCGTATCGCGCAAACATAAAGTTCAGGCGCAGAAGCTTCTGACGGCTGTTACGGCAGCGAAGACGGGTGATGTGAATGTTTACCAAAACGCTTTCAGCCTGATCGTTGAAGATCGCCTCTACAAACCGCAGGGTTCCTGCCCGTGGTTCACCATCGCCGATCCGGCAACGTGGGATACCATCGAATACGGTTATCTCGAAGGTGAGCAGGGCCTCTATACTGAAGAGCGCGTCGGGTTCGACGTGGACGGTATCGAGATTAAGGCGCGGTTGGACTTTGCCGCCAAGGCAATCGACTTCCGTGGCTTCCAGAAGAACCCCGGCAAGTAAGCCCGCAATACCCGAGGGGAACGCCACCCGGTTCAGGCGTGACGGCGGGAGAGACCGCACTTCCTCTTTCAATCTGGAATAAAACCCATGAAGAATTTTGTCTCAAACGGCGCGACGATGAACGCGACCACCCCGGCGGGCGGCATTGTCTCGGGCGACCTGCTCATTGTCGGGCAGGTGGCAGGTGTTGCCGTCCACTCCGCACCGGAAGGCGAGATCGTCGTTCTTAATACCGAAAAGGTCTATGAACTGCCGAAAGCGGCGGCGGCCATCAGTCAAGGTGTCAAGGTGTACTGGAATGCCGCTGACAAGACTGTCGTCACCACGGCGAGCGGCAATACCTATATCGGCTCCTCTTGGGATGCTGCCGATGCCGCTGCCCCGGTGGTGCCTGTCAAGCTGAACGCCTGATCTGATGGGGTCGCCGTTCAACCGTCTTGACCAACTCGTCTCGGCTTCGGTCGAGGCGGTTTTTGCCGAGCGTGTCCGGTTCGAACCGGTCAGAGGCGGGAAATACACTCAGGGTGCGCGCGACACAGACCGGGACGGGCTGGAATTTCCGGCGCTCGTGACCGTCGATCGGGGCGTTCAGATCACCAGTGGCGATGAGATGGGCGACAAGTTCGGTGTCGGCCTTGTCGGTGCCCCGATCCGCATCAGCGTTTCTGCCGGTATATTCCCGGACCCGGACAAGGATTTACGCAAGGGTGATCGGTTTGTTGCCCTTGAGCGCACCGGCCAGCCCGTTTTCGAGGTTGTCCGCCTTGCGCCTGATAATGCGACCCGTATCGTGATTTTCTGCGTGGAGGCGACAAAATGAGCCTTGTTGCGCTGGCCTTGCGCATGGCGACCGTCAAGGCGCTAACCGGCAGAACTTACGCCGAGCAGCGTGTGTTCGACTCGGCCATTGCCGATCTTGATGTACAGGTTGAAGATGAGAAGGCACCCTTCCTTGTCGTCTACACGGATGACGAGGATATTACGCCGGATGGCAAGGATTTGGCCGCCGGAACGCGCAAGCTGACGCTCATCATTCATGCAGTGGTGGCAAGCGCCATCAAGACCAAGACAGGTGAAACCTCGATCACCATTCCGCCGACCGATGAAGGCTTGGAGGTCATTCTCGACCTGACTCGCTTCGATGCTTTACGCGAATTGCAATCCTTCGGCGGTGAATGGGGGAACCTGTGGCGCAATCTTGTGCTGAAAGTCAGCAAGATCACGACGCGGCGCGGTGCCAGTGCAAAAAAGGGCGTCCGCTTCGCGGCGCGAGAAATTGCTCTGGAGTTGGAAACGATTGCTGATTCCTATCCCGGTCTCCCGAGGGTCGGACCATGGGCGGATATCGACACCCTGTTCCGCGCCGATGGCGAGTTGGTGCATATCGCCGATCTGATTGATGAGCGTCGAGGAGCCGGAGGTGAGATGTCCTTCGCTGATCGGCTGCGCGCTACGCTTGGTCTGTCACGGCAAGCGGCGCAGGCGCTCACCTTCCGTGATGCGGAAGGCAACCCGGTGGTGTTTCAATGATCAAAGCCCTTTTGAATCTCCACCGTGAGGTAGCGGAACTGAAGCGCGTCATTGCCAATATGGTCAAAACCGGCACCGTGGCCAAGGTGGAAGAGCGCGGTTATCGGGTGAGCTTCGGGCAGGATGAGAACGGTAAGCCGATTCTCTCGCCGTGGTATCCGCATCCGGAAAATGGCGGCAAGCTGAAAACCTTCTTTCCGCTTTCCGAGGGACAGACGGTCACCACACTCAACCCGATGGGCGATGCCCGGCAGGGCACGATCCTGCGCGGTGGCGGTTTCTCGGACCAGAACCCGGCACCGGGCTTCAAAATTGATGAAAACGGCTTCACCTTCGGCGGTTATACCTTCAAGCTCAAGGGCGACGCGGTTGAAATCTCGCGTAAGGGCCAGTCCGTTGTGCTCAATCCCAACGGCGAGACGGTTATCACAGCGAGCAAAATCATTCTCGACGCGCCGGTCGAAATGCCGAAGGGGTTCACCGCTGGCTCCGGCACCGGCACCGTCGCCGTCATCGACGGTAAAATCCATTCAAATCAAGACATCACGTCCGCAACCAAGATCGCCGCTCCGATTATTCAGGGGCGCGTTATCGGATAGGATATTCCATGAAACATTACAAAGTGAAGGAAGGCGTCGAGCGCGTAAACGGCAAGCGCGTTCCGCCTGATCGTAGCGTCACGCTCTCCGATGCACAGGCCCGCTATGAGTTCGATCAGGGCAAGCTGGAAACGCTCAATCCCACCCTGCCCGACAAGCAGTCTCGGAAAACCGAGAAAAAGGAGGATTGATGGCGGGCATTTGCCGCCGCACCTTCCAGCCCCTCGACGGATGGAACCATGTGTTGCAGTCGGTCGAGATGCTTTTTACGACCAGAATCGGTGAGCGCGTCATGATGCGCCATTTCCATGGCGGCGTCGCGGAACTGCTCGGCAAATTGCTGACGCCGCCTTTGCTCTCAGCCTTCCGGTTGGTGGTCGCCATTGCGATCGATTTGTGGGAGCCGCGCCTGAAGGTGCGGCAGGTAGATTTCATCGGCTCCCCGGAAGAAATACGGCTCGGCCATGCTGGCGTGAGAATTCACGTTGATTACCGTCCACGCGGTCATCTCGGTGACGAGACCGTAGAATCCCGTCGCACGCTCCTCATTGCGAAAACCGCAAACGGATTTGTTGCCAGCTAATACGAGGCATAACCTATGACCGATATGCCAATCATTGACCGCTGGCGGCTCCCGTCGCCAGTGCTGGAGCGCGAACGCGGTTTTTGGGAGCTTTACGTCGATCGGCGCGAACAGCTTCAAGCACTCTGGCAATCGTCGCAGGCGCTGCAAAAGATTAGCCCGGACTTCGATACGTGGCTCCTTCAAACCGAGCCTGCCGTTATCCTCCTGCAGGTTGCTGCGTTTGGTGACGTTCATTTCGTCAAGGAAATGAACGATTGGGCGAGGGTGACGCTTCTTGCGCATTTTGCCAAAGGGAGTGACCTTGATGCTCATGCTGAGCGTGAAGGGCTCAGGCGCTTCCCGGGCGAGAGTGATGAGGCACTGTTAGCGCGCATCATTCTGGAACGTAAGGGCAAAAACGCTTATGGCACCGATCCGTGGTACATGCGCCATGCCCGCAACGTCGACACCCGCGTACACGAGGTCGCTATCACCGGCAACGGACGGCGCAGGGTCGAGATTGCCATTCTCTCGACGGACAATGGTGGCGTTCCATCGTTGGGCCTGCTCGACAAATTGCAAGCCATTCTCAGCGTTGCTCCGGTCAAGCGCAACAATGATATCGTTTCCGTTGTTCCGGCGATTCTGACGGCCACCGACATAGAGGCAGATTACTGGCTGGAAGATGATGCACCCCGTGAACTGCTGGATGGCATGGAAGCCACGATTGCAGAACGTTGGAATACGGGCACCCGGTTGGGACGCGATCTGACGCAATCGTGGTACCGGGCGCAGATACATGTCCCCGGCGTCTACAAGGTGGAAGGCATCACGCCAGATATCATTGTGGCGCAGAACCGGGGCGTTGCCGTTGGCAATGTAAAACTGAATTACCGGGGGAGGAATCGGTGAGCGCATCATCCCTGCTTCCCGGTAACACCACGCCGCTGGAACGCGCCTTCGCCGATGTGCTTGACACCCGTTCCCGTTATTCTGGCGTCCTCGCCGATGTTCCCGGGCTCCCGTGGAACGTCGATGCGATACCCGACGACTGGCTGCCGTGGGTCGTTCTGGACGAAGGACTGGAAGAGCTTGTGTCCTTCCTCGACCTGCGCCGGGTAATCTCCGAAGGACGGCAATGGGCGCGCGAGCGTGGATCATCTGCTGCGATCATCCGGGCGCTCGGCTGGCTCGATTTTTCCGTCACATTGCATTACGAACCGGACGCGGACGAGAACTTTTATCTGTTTCAGGTCGAGCTTGCCGATCCGGTCGGGATCGGACGCCTGCCGGATATGATCCGGCTTACCGATCTCTCGAAACCGACCACCGATATTCTCGCCCGCATCTTTTCCGGCTACGACGCGCGGCCCTTCCGCCTCGATCATTGCCGCCTCGACGGCCCGGACATGCTCGACGACTGGTCCGGTGTCCGTCTGCCGGAAACGGATCATGCCGTGATCTCGTTCGGGATCAGCAGGATCGGGGAAGCCGCGTTCGAACCGACCGTCACCGGGCAGGCGTTCATGCTGGCGCTTTGCGGCGCGACCGCA